GACCATACAAAGTAGCTCCCTATTTTGATGAGCATCAAATCTAGAACAATCTAATCCGGTAAACGAACACTTACCAGTTGGGGATTCCCTGCAAAATACTCCAAAATAATCACCATTGCAAATAAATCTAGGATTAGATCCATAAACATTGGTGAAATTCCAGTTGTCTAAAGCACAGTCACCCCAACCGTCTATACTCTTACCCTTCATTACGAAGGGGTATCCGAAAAGACTGTCAATGATTCCATATATCTCGTGCTCCTGCTTACTATCTATCATAAGCATCATCGTAAAACGGTGGAGATCTTCGGTAGGAGATATCATGCGTGGATCTGCTAAGGGTTTACTTTTCTCATCTTTAATAAATCCCCTAACAGGTAAAGAACCCGCTCTAACCTTATATGTCTTACCGGCGCAATAACGTTCATAGCATTTTTCATAAACACCATAATTTTTACCACGCTGGTGCTCTAGGACTTCCTCTGGTGTATTGCCAGAGATAGTCCTAGCATAAGGTTTGAGACATTTGAAAAAGTTCCTACCCAGTCTACGCACAGCACCTCTCTTAGGCTTGGGCTGTGGTACGCCCTTACAAGTTTTTACACGTCTTTCCAAAGCCTGTATAAACAATGGAAAACTATTATGGCAATGTACAATTCGAATGGGATCTAAATCTAACATATTATATATATATAGGAGACGGGGATGGGTGAGATGTTTGTACAGCCTCCTATCTCCTGTAAAGCCTATGTACTTGTTATCAAGCACATAGCCATTAGTAGGAGACTGGTTAGACCAAACATCCTCCCACCACCATCATTCCTCAGGGAAACGGGACTCTAATCTAAAATTACAATAAGACTGCAAATCAGATGAGAGTCCCTTACCATGCTTAATAATATAACGGCGAGCCGTTATATGAGAATGCTTAGAAAGCATGGTACTCAAGATTTCAGGGAAAGCAAGAATGATGTTACCATCACCTATTCCCAATCTCTCTTCGGCAACTGCTCTCGCATCCAAGGGGATAAGGTCTGCGCCTTGATAGACAATACCTTCCCTGGCTCCAGCAATTTCGAAGTTCTCCCTTTTGGAATAATATCCTCCGGGTTTAACGCTGAGCGAGTCATTTCTCTTGGTATCACGGTCATTGTGAACTTTCTCGACGAGTAGTCTATCCAAACTCTCGTAGTCGACCGGAACTGCCAGTTTTTCATCAAACTCTTGCCCTTCTACGTTAAAAGAGGGCTTATAGAATCTTGACAAAACACATGAAGCCCAATTCTGTACTGAATGGGCGACAGTTGCT